CTAATAGATAAGTGTGAAGAGTTAGAAATTGAATTGAACATTAGCGAAGATGAAATATGGATGGACTTGACAACCAATCATGTCTTCGGGACTAACGGCGAGAACTGGGAGCATTGCATAGTGCCTGACGAGCACGACTGGCATTCTGACCAGCGCATTAACGGCAAGACGGGGAAACGATACAACTATAAAACAGAATACAATGCAACGATAAAAATAATGTTAGATGCAATCAACACAATACAAGAAGGGGAGAGATAATGCCACAGATAATAATAATGGGGCTATCGGGAGACAGCAAAGTTTTACCGATGACTGCGACAAAGACAGAGATAGTAGACGCGATACTTGAGACACCAAGAACGCAAGTGTGTACTGAGTGCGATGTCGTGATGGTTGAGGACTGGAACCTCGCACCAATCGGAAGCAACGAAGACAACACTGAGCGCATCTACGAAGAAGACACCTATGTTTGTGACGAATGTTATGACCATTGGTGTACAAAGAATGACATCCAACCATTAGAGGGGGAGTGATGCAATACCCAAAGAACCTAACTGACGAACAGCAAAAGCAACGACTACAAAAGGACGAGCGAGCCCGTCTCAGACGAGCAGGCATATCCCTAGAAGCAATAAAGAAGGCAGGGAAATAATGGACACACCAAACGAGTTACCACAAATAGACGACAACGAACGACGAGAACTAGAAGCCTTTACACAAGGTTATATTCTCGGGTTGGTTGCCGATGACAGGGCATACGAAGGCTTTGATGAGTTCTATTCTTACAACGACAAGTGGGATATCAACATCCACGCAGTAGGACAGAAGCAACGCACCATATACGCAGTTGCCTATCCGCAGATAGTAGACGCAGATGGTTACCTATCCACTGTCACATCGTGTTGGGTTGAGATAGGTCAATACGATATGAACGGGACACCACGACGAAAGGGGAAAGCACAATGAACGAGTTCGGTTTACGGATGAGCGACCACACAAACGAGGTCGCAGTTAAATGGGTAGGCGAAGACATCAAAGCAATTCGCCCTGACTGGTCAGCAGATAAATGCGATGAAGTTATGGGTGAAATTGGCAAACAATTAAATGACAGGGTTATAGAAGTCGGTAACGATGTTCTCTATTATCTGGTAACTAATTGGATAGAAGAAAACGAGGGGCAAAACGATGAGTGACCAGAGAACTATCGGATACACCATAGACGACGAGCGCCTTGTCTGTCTTGCTTGCGGATACGCGAACAAGGACGCCCAACACATTGAGCCAGAATATAACACACGATACCCTAACGGGTTCTTTTGTGGCGAGTGTTGCGAGAAGGTGACACCATGATTCAGCAACCAACTATCCACCACTACATCATGTCTTACGACAGCGATAACGAATTGTGGTATCACGATGTTGAGATGGAACGCGAGAAGTTTGAAGACGGCGCGACCATCAACACGGAGACAGGCGTTGCGTCGTGGGGATATCTAGGTGACGGGCAGTACGCACCGAACGAGCAAGAACTAAACAATCAAATCGTGAAAGCAGTTGAGATGATGAACGCCTTAAACGGGCAGACACCAGCACAACGCGACACGGACATGGACATTGACTATTACATTGACTACAAAGAAGGAGAATAATTAAAATGGAAACTAAAACATATGTACTCACATACACAATAACAATAACGGCAGACGGAACAGACGAAGAACAGGCAGAGAATAATGGTTGGGAACAGTTAGAGAACCTGCTCGCAGTTGCACCTAGCACACGCGACTTCTCATGCCACAACTACGGCGCCACCGAATGATACGCCAGAAAATATCTAGGTTCATAATGACACGCCCGTCCGTTGAAATACTTTTACACATCAAAGAAACAGTATTCAAACGCGACACCACCGAACACTACAAACCATTAGGACATCACTTTGTGGTTGTGAAAATGGCAGGCAACCAGCCCGTAGCATATTGGCGGGGTTCAGGGTACGGCACTAACCACCGATGGTCTAAACATCCAGACTTAGCGCACCAATACACCACCGAACATCAAGCCAAACTTGACACCAACCGATGCGACCTATCGCATGACTACAATTATCGGATACAGTTAGTACGCATCTGATAGATTAAAGAGTGGACTGCTCTGCTCCGCAAGGTATCCCCTTCTCTTGCGTTGAGCGGGGCAGTTCATTAATTTCTGGGGTTTCCATAGGGAAATGATGCGACCTAACAGAACCACCGTACTCTAGGTACTCTCGCTCTCGCGGAGTTTTACCACCCCACACACCGTACCTACGGACATCAGTTTTCTCTGATGCCATCGCAAAATCAAGACACAGACTTGAGACAGGGCATCTCTCACACACCTGTATCGCTTCTTTATATATTCCTGCTGTAGAAACACCAACGAAAGTATCGGGGAAAAATATCTTTGTCCCCATGCTTCGGCATACCGCTTGGTCAAACCAATGTAAATGTTTTAAGTCAATCATGTTTGTATCTTTCTATAGTTGCTGTGTGTAGTTCGCTTTTAAGTTGTTCTATTAAAGCCCGAAGGCGTGCTATCTCGTCCAGTAAATCGTTTACCATTTTGTCACTCAATATCCGTATCATCCAGTTTCTCCCCGCATATAGGTTTAGTTGGTAGCAATCGGTTGGGCATACATGAACACAACTTCGCTTTCATGATTCGTTTCGCACATGGTGAACCATCGCGAGACAACCAAGGTAGCCTGCTGTGTCCACGATACTGTCATGATGCCAGCCACCGTCATCCAATGCTGTCCTAAGACGAGACAACTTGACTGCAACCATGAACAAGATAGCCTGCTCAACAGTTAAAGAAACCCCTGTCATCCCTTCAAAGATGTCGCGTGCCTGTGTGTAGTCATGCAATGGGTGTGCGTACTGCTTCTGTCTGTCACCAGTTATCAGTGAGTGTGCTTCTAACAATATTTCTGCTCCGTTACAATCTTCAATCACGGTAGTTGTTTCTCCAAATCGCGGGTGAGAAGTTAAGTTCAACAGATTCTTTCTGGTCAGGGTTTTCGTAGCATCGCATGATATGTAGACACGGGTCAGAACCTTCTTCAAACTCTGTGTCCTCTGTGAGTGTTGTCGGCACCCCGTCATGGGTGTAGCAGACAGGTGGCGAAACGAATCCGTTACGCACACCTATCTCTAACCATTGGTTAAACCCCAACTGCATTACATCCATTAGAACGCTTCTTCTTGTTCAAGGAAACCTATCTTGCCGAAACTATTCTCTACTTGGCTTAACACTTGCGGAGTTTTATCTACCAACACCGCATTGAAACGGCATGTTAAACCAACTTCGTCAGCCAAAATTTTGGTGGTGAATTTCTTTTGACCATCTTTTTCGTATGATGAAATGTCGAGTTTGCCTGCGACAATAACTCTTGCACCTTTTTCTATTGACGCTGCGGCGAACTCTGCCATCTGCCCGAAGACAGTGACATTGTGCCAGACAGTTACCTTCTTATCGTCTTTACCGCTTGTTGTGGCAACAGTGAAAGTACCTACAGCCATACCTGTCTGACTGTATTTCAACTCTATTGGTTTGCCTGCGTTGCCTACTATCGTGATGTTATTCATTAGTTTCCTCTTTCATTGGTTGGATATTCGGTTCTCTTGAATTAGAGATTTTGGGTTCGCATAAATGCAAAGGCACTTCAACGAATTCTTTGTATGTATCTAGTGTCATATCGCATAGGTCGCAATACCATCTAGTTCTTCTGGCTCCCTTCATAAGCAGACTATATCAGGGCTGTATCGCAGACCATGGACGCCAGCCTGCTACATCGTGGAGTAGTTTGCCTGCGCGTAGGTTCGTTTCAGCGGTCAGTAACGGGGCTTGTGTGCATATGTTCATCCGTTTGCATACCAGTCCGTCGTATTGGGCGTGGTCAGGTTTCCAGTGGACGCCGTTGATTTGTAACAGCCCGCTGTCTGACCTGTGGTTCCATTCGGATACTCCTGTAATAAGACAGTTCTTATCTACTTTGTCTCCGCCTGCCCTGTTCGGGCAACACCCTGATTCTCGTTGGATAATTTTGATTAACTTCGGGATGTCTTCGGTAGCCCACCCTGCTTCTACTGCCATGGCTGGCACCCATGAGCAGTCCCCATGACGGAACTGTATCACCCGTTGAGGGTTGTTTTCTAGAATCGAATTACTAACCGCAACAACTTTGATAGTTGGGAGCGGGGCTGGTGGGGCTTCAGCAACTGACGGAACCCCCCCGAATAACAGTAACCCTGTTGTGGTGGCAAGAATATGTTTTAACATTAAACCTCTAATCGTATGTGGATATAGTCATCAACTCATTCACTTGTTGTGGGTATATAAGGAATCCTTTCGCTGGATTGTCTGAGTTAGGTGCGGCGACCCGTATCTGGAGTTTGTCCTTGTTCGCTCTGAGATATCGTTTTAGTCTGCCTAGTTCTATTATACAGAAAGCGTTGGGAGAAAACACATATACCCACCATTTCGCTTTAGTTACCGCTATACCAGATGGCTTCCACCCTGTGTTTCGTGGGTTCTGTTCAAACTCTACAAAAATTCTTCCGTTACGGAATCTGTCATACTTTACTTCAAAGGAACCTTCACTCAGGTCTACGAGGAACTGTTTGACTATCTCCTCGCCTTGATGTCCGAACGCTAAATCTTTTGTGAAGTCATGCGGGTTGATGTCATGTGATGGTTGGTACCCTTCGGTGCGTTCAATCATTGTCTTTGACTACCTCGTAGCCACGGTTCATGAAAGCATCCATCGCCTGACGCTCACGCGGAGACGCACCCATGCTGGCTGGGTAAGGGTTCACACTGTAGATTCGTTCCATCAAACATTCGTATAGTTCGCGGGCTATATCTTCCATCGTTAAATCCCTTCCACCCATGGTTCAAGTTCGCTTTCAGCGACATCAACCGCGGACAAAATACTCCTACCATACTGAACCGTATATCGCACAGCCCCTGACGGATGTGTCGCATTGATAGATTCAATAGTGCCTTGCTCGTCGTCGATGACAACTTTGTCTCCGACTTTATATTGTGATGTGTTCATTAGTATCCTGCTTTCTTGAGTAAAGTTAATAAGTCTTCTAGTCTTAAGACCGCATACTGGTCTGCGGGATTACCATAACTACGACGCTTCGCCACAACTATCCCTAGTTCTGCTTTAGCGTTATCGCGTTCCGTTTGGGCTTCATGTAACCACCCAGAAAAGTTCAACACCTTTTGGTTTTTACACTCCCAAACAAGACGCGAATCTGTACCAGCAATATCACCCTTGTCATGTGCTCCTTGTAAGGTGCGTCGTTCCACATGAGGGTAGAAACCTGCCAAGTAGTTCACTATGAAGGTTTCGAAACTGGTTCCTTTAGCGCGTTCTTTCGACACGTTGCCACTCCTCTGCTAACAGTTGGCGAAACAAAAGGCTTCTGCCAATGTTCCGTTCTTTGCACAGATGTTTAATGTTTGCCATCTGTTCTGTTGTTAAACGCAGTGACACCATCGCAGTTGAACGATGCTTACCTGTCGGGTCTACCGTCCTAAAGTTAGCCATTGATTGTTTCTTTCATCGTTGAGAACGCTGTACGCAATGTTGTTAAATCTTTTTGTAAGATTTGTCCAGCCCAATTCAGTCCCGCTTTTTCTGCTACTGCACTGGGTGTCAGCCCTGCTTTTTCGCAGGCATCAACGAACTGTTTGACCTGAATCTTGGTTAGTGCCGAGTTGTCGTCGGTCACGGGAGAAGCCACAGCCTTGCCTGCTAGTGGCTTTCCCGCTATCAC